CCATTTGCGTATGCATCCTATTATTTGTATGTTTCCAATGAAGGAAATAGAATCCCGCTTCTTTCGGTAAGTCCTTTTCGCTGTGTATATACACCTTCTTGAATAATTCTGTTTTCATAGCTTATAGTTTTATAAATTATATATACTAAACTCCTTCATATACTGACTTATCTTCGTACCGTTACTCAAAATGAATACACTTTTGCATCTTTTTTTCTATAATACACAAAGTATCGTTATGATCTCCGGAATGATTAATTATACATATATGGATCAATTCAAAGCCTCGACTTCTCCCCATACCAGTAGTATCATATCCATAACTAATTACAAGCCCACCGTCGCTTACTATATTTGGAAGTTCTGTTTTTATTTTTCGCAATTCACTAGTGTATATCCCCAAATATTTCTCTCTACTCTTTCGTAAATTATATGGTGGATCGAATATTATAGTTTCATATTCCCATCCATTTTCTTTTGCCATTAAAACAAAAGCAAAGGCGTCCATGTGATAATCAGCTGGCATTTCCTCATTAAGATCAACCCTCGTCTCCTTCACTCCATTAAGGATGGTTTTCCCCGCGAACAAATTCAATGTATGTCCCCTGCAATTTTGAATTGTCCATCTTAATAATTGAGGCATTTCAAATGTGTATTTTTTAGGTGGTTGTCGTAAATATGTAAACGCAATTCCCATAATTTAACTATAATTCGTATATTGAAAATTCATTAAGGTAATCTGATATTCGTGTCCCGTTACTGTCTGCCCGGTCAATACCGTAGTAAAGAAAGTCCCGCACCGCACCGATACCGCCCAAGTGTGTCGCAGCAAGCATCCCGGAACGAGTGATAACAACTCCAGCGACTTCATGACCTATCCAAGCATCGAATTTACGCAGTTGAATAGTCTGCACCTTAATCTGAGCCATCAGGACTTTATATTGAAGCTCCGGAGGGAATATCGAGCTGTCAGCCCGGAAAGCATCAGGTGTGATCTTAAACCCTAAATCAGCTAATAACTCCGTTCCGTGCTGCCACGTACCCATATAGCCCTGTTTATTTACTACTTTCCAGTTGTTACGGCTCTCACACCAACCTAAGTGATGAGCGTAAAGGTCAAGTTCCCTGTCGTAGAGCCTCATTTCATAAACAGCGTTATGTGATTCACGTACTTCGTAACTCGTCCACCAGTCAAGAGGCGGGGCTGTGAGCTTTACGCAAAAGAGTATAATACCGAAAAGTATAAACAGTTTTTTCATTTCGTTTTCTATATATCCTTACAAAGATAGATCGTCATAGCTCCCAGCATTTATTTTGCCGAAGATTCTTACTACTTCGTCACCCAATACCTGAACTTTCTCTTTGTTGCTTCTTCTCATCCGGGATAAATTATCTATATCCTTTTTAAAAGTCAGATATTTGCTCCAAGTTACGTCTGTTCTTTTTAATGCTTTTTTAATCCTGGAATATTCTGCTTCAAACTTAGCTTCATATTCTCCGATTTTCCATATTACCCAAGTTATAACCGCAACTGCACTAAGCAGTAAAAATATTCCGAGTATTAGCCAAATCCATTTCATAGTTTTGCATTTAAGTATTTATTAATAAATGACTGTGATTTATCACTTGCTTCCTTGAAAGCCTGTTCCATAGTTTTGTTTTTCTGATACCAAAACTTAACGAGCGGTCTAAAATCGTTATGTAAAACTCCGCTTGACAGTAATATTGACAATGCATCTTCAGCCGTTGCTGCGGTAAGTATTTTTTTTATCTCCTGATATTCTTCATCGCTGGTAATATGTCCCATCCCGGTTTCGTATAGTGCTTTATGAGGCTTTGCAGTTGATAATATCTTAAATCTCCAACCGCCATATTCGTCAAGCGCATTCTTTAATTCGTGCTGATAATCGGGATATGCATAGTTCTTGATATTTATGTTGAAGCGATCTTTATGTATCGGGGTGAATTGCTGATATACTATATTTGTAAGCTTGACAAATATTTTCGGCTTTGTGATATATCTTTTATATCCGGTTAATAGCTTAGTAATCTCATCAAGCGGTTCTATCCCTGTAATGAAAAATAGATTGAGTTCCTTTTGTTCTACGGCTGCCTTGTCTAAAGCTTCGTAAAACTCATGATTAGTGAATGCCTTACCGTATTTCTTACGCATTTCCTCTGTTGCAAACTCCACACCAAGCCTTATTAATTTGGGATTGCCGGAATATAATTTGGTTCTCAGAAATTGCTTTAACATCATATCCTTGACTTTTACTTCAATATCTTCATCGTATTCGTTTGATATTAAAATCAATCCAGCCCCTCGTTTTTTTATGTCATTGGCAACAGACTGCACTCTTCGGGTGTCATTTTCCTGCTGTTGCTTAGTCCAGCTTGTAAAACAGAACCCACATTTATTCCTGCATCCAACCCCTTTCCAATAATAGAATATTCCCTTTTTAGTCTGACAAGCCGGAACTAACTTCCAATCTATCCTCCCTGAAGGCTCAATTAATTCCTGTTTCCCATGATAGGCTATGCACTTTAGTTGTTTTATTTCCTCAATGCTTTTGCATTGAATGAACTCAAAAGCTTCTCCTACATTGCAATAGTCTGAATATATAAGGCAAACAGGGAAATTGAACGCAAACTGACCGCCAGTAATTATGATATTCTCGGGATATTTCTGCCTTACCTTTCTCAGGTATGGAATTGAATCAAGCGTTGTGACAGATACAAGAATGATAGTGTCCCCATCTATTTTATCATCAGGGATCAATTCGTGCCTGTTGATCTTCAGCAGATGCTCCAACATCTGGAAGGTATAATACCCAACTCCGATAGATTCCTGAGCCTTGTCTTTAGGGAATAGGTTTACAAGATGATATTTCATTTCCTTAGTTGTTCGTGATTATGACATATTGCCTCTGTTACCGTCATCCCGACAAGGCACTGAGGATCATAATTAACCGGGACATCTGTTTGAATTAAGAGCATCCTTAATCCCGATTCCATAGTAACCCATATCCGGTTATTTCTTACGCCTACTTTTTTTATCCTGTTTACTGTTTGTTGGCTCATTTGTGTCATTGTTTAATATTTCCTGCATATGATCGAATGCCATTTTATATACATTGTTGAAATAGTCTTGCAGATGATCTTCGCCCCTGCGGGTTATCTCTACTATTCCGTTAAGCCATTCCTTAGCCTCCGATTCGGGAACGTCGATCTTCCTCTGAACTAGATTAAGGGAGATGAATACCATAGCTTTTACGTCGTGGTATTTGTTTGAAGTGTGCGCAACTGTTTCTATGGGATTGCCAAGTACGGCTGGAGTATCTAAGACAAATGGCAAATTCCATTGTTCAAGCCCCGGAACGTCATTCCATTCTGCCAACAGTATGTCTTTATCCCAAGTACCTGAAAGGGAATTAGCTGTTATATTTGCTTTTTCACATTGTTCGGCAGTCCAGCGTACCTGACGGTATTGTATCCTCATTCCCTGCCATACAACATATCCCCAAGCAACAGTGCCTTGATCATCGGGTTCGCTGTATGATTCAGTTATTACTATTTCGCATTCATTGAAGTTGATTATCTTGCTTCTCTGGTTGCCTCCAATTATTTCGTCAGAATTAAGATCGTGAACGATCATTGAGATATCGCCAAGCTCTAGCAGATTGTCTTTTATCATCTGCATTTCCTGAGTTGTGATCTTCCGGGGGTTTTTGTGATATTCTTTTGCCATAATTTTAATGAGTTATTTTTATCAAATTTTAGTTCTGCTGCATTTTCTCTGCAAAGGTATATAAAGATACCATCCTAGTTTTATCTTCGCCCACAAGCCTCCGTTTGGCTTCAGGGAGGGTAATACTATATTGCAGTAAAGTTCCCGGTATTTGTGCCGGGAACCTGAATCTGTTTGTTCTTTTACTTGTTAACATTATCGGCTAGTATGGTGGTTCGCCTCTTAATATGTCATCCGGGATCTCCGACAACTCTTTTGCTTTTGGTTGCGGGGCGTCCTTCGGGGCTGTCGTGGTTGCAGCTTTTGGGGACTGAATAGCTTTGGCAAAGCCAACCACTTCCGTAATATACTTCGTTTCTCCGTCTTTTGTTTCGTAGCTCCGGGTCCTTATGCCTCCCTCAACATATGCCCAATCTCCCTTTTTGAGATTCTTTTTAAGTGTATCTGCCGAAGCTCCCCACACTACAATATTGTGCCATTCGGTTACTTGTCGCCATCCCGTAGGCTCTGTTTCATCTTTGTAATTCTCCCAAGTCGCAAGTGAGAATCTTACCACTTTCTTGCCACTTTGCGTTTCGTGGAGTTCGGGTTCTTTCCCTGTTCTCCCAACTAAAATAACTTTGTTTATCATCTTTGTAGTTTTAAAATTATTACTTGCCCGGATCATTAAGCCCCGGAGCTGGCTTGTTGTAAAATTGATCTATTTCCTCAGCTTCAATTTGAGCTGTCGTTTGATTGATTTTAGTTATGAAGCCTTCCATTTTTTCATTATAGAAATCTTCAAATGCTTTGTTCCCGGGGCATTTCTGCCAATAGCGATATAAAGCTCCCCGCATTAATTCCGACTTACTTTTCCCTTCCTCATTAATCCCTATCTTGCGATTCCTCATTACGTTCTCAACTTCTTCTTTTAGCTTATCCCTTGAGAAAGTTATCCAGCCTTCATTACCGTTATCCTGCTCAATTGACAGCTTAGTATCATCCGTCATCCCTTCTTTTTTCACGAAGAATACCAGCCGATAGCCCGTAATGAACTCTTTTATTCCTCTTAACATAGCCTGTGTGATTATCATAGCAATTAGCTTTTAAGTTTACGTTTGTGAATTTCTGATAAATAAGCCTGAGTATATTTGTTGTTAATCTTATGCGCTACGTTATGATGCTCCCAACATAAAGCTATTAAATTCTCTATAACATCTTTCCCTTTTCCCCTTCCTGTGATATGATGAATGTCAACAGCTCTCGCACCGCAAATCTCACAAGGTATCATATCTTGCTCCCCATAATCAAAATACCGAAAATATACTTTAGTGTGTTTCTGCATTATTCTTCAGATTCAAATACTATCTGCTGCTGAGCCTGTTTGTCTTTGAAAGTGTATAGGTATGCCTCTGTTTGAATTATCAGGCAAAGATCCTGTAACTTACCCTCAAATCCGAATGATTCTCCTTCAAACCTTATCCGGGGAGAGTTAATCGCAATCTTGGAACCGTTCTTGCAAAGATATGTCCCGGTTATGATAACTCCCTTGTTGGAATCATAGCCCGATATTGCAATCCCCGTTACTGTGATCTTTGTCTTTTCTCCCTTGATGTGATCTTCAATAGCTTTTTCAAGCTCGGCAAATTCAGCTTCCTTTTTGAATTTCCCTTTGAATCCAGCAATTAACTTTTCGCTGTGTATCGTTTCTTTTCCGACTGCCCGGATCAAATAATCTTTTAGCGATTCTATTGCTATTAAAAGATCAGGGTGAGGAAACGTCACGGTTTCTTTTGTGTAACGATCTGTTACCGTAGCCCCGGCATCTTCCCGAAGTACATTGAACTCAATATCAACCCCGGAACCGCCCTTCAGAACTTTTATCTTCTGAAGCTCAAATTGTGATTCTGCACATCCATTCATCTGTTTTGATTTTTAGTTATTACTATTTCTATCTTACAAAAGTATAATATATTTTATTACACTCAAAATATTTCTTCATATCTCAGTTCCGGGTTCCGGCACTATTATCCCAAACTGCTCGGCACAAAGCCTGACAGCCCAATCTATTAATTGCCTCATTTGTTCTTTTGAAAGCTTTTCATCTATGTCGAGATCTGCCGTTGCTGGACACATTCTGATTGCCATTTCTTTCGTATCTGATAAGCTCATATCACTCCCCGTCTCATAAAACCCCTTTTGCAGACAGGGAAGAACCGCTTTTTTGAAATATACCTCCTGAAGCATTGTCCCATCTTCAGGCAATACTTCAACTTTTATTATAATTCGTTTATTTCTATTACGTTTTATTAGGTCGTAATATTCTGCTGTGAAAACAGCTTTTAAAGCTCCTTTCTCAGTTATTGATCCAAATATAGTTACCTCACTCATCGCCTTGAAAGTTTAATGTGTTTACTATCGAAACGGGAAGCCTTTTCAAAACCCATTCAGGCTCCCTTTGACATTTTAATCCAATGAATTCCATTATCAGAAGTGCATCAGAATTTGTTAGGGTTACTTTAATCTCCGGGAAGTGACGTTGAGCCACTTCTTTCAGCCTTCTTTTCCTGTCGCTGTATTCCTCTTTGCCCGTAACCCGGAGATTTAGATACGACTGCCATTGAATAGGATATATCTGAATAAATGGGATCTTGACAATTCTTAAAACAGTTGTTATCTCGTTGAGATTTCTTGTCATCTTTTCAATCCCAAAAGCCTTCCCTTGAGCTGCATCACTTCTCCATAAACTTACCCTCTCCACGCAGGCAATCGGGCATTCTGAAATATCTTTCAGGTAGTTTATATATCTATCGAGTTCCTCAACTGAATCAGGCATCAAAACAGTTTTTGCTGATCGCCCGGAAGAAATATGAGCTATTGCTCCCCCTTTCCCGGCATCAATTCCAATATATCTATCAAATTTCATATCAGTATGGTAATTCTTTTTGTGCTTTTGATTCTGTAAATTCTTCGGGATTGTATTGTGTTTCAACCTCCCCGAAGTAATCTTCATCAGTAGCTATTCCCCATTGCATACAGTCATGACTAACCCGGATATTAAGTATTCCCAGCCTTCCGTTTCTGTTTTTGGCAATATCTATCCTTGCCATTTCAGAAAGATCTCGCCCCTTATCATCGTGGTCTATTCCGATAACTTTATATCTTACCGGGAATATTACAATATCAGCATCCTGCTCTATTTCTCCTGAGTTTCTTAGGTCTGATAGTTTTGGGAGCTGAGAGGCTCTCATCTCAGTTGATCTGTTAAGCTGAGCCAATGCTATAACTGCAACTTCACATTCCTTTGCTACTGATTTGAACATCTTTGAAATTGAACCGTACTTTTCACTCATATTGTCTTTTGATTCGTCGCCAGTAAATAAACTCAGATAGTCGCAAATCACTAATTCAATCCCGTATTTCTTCTTAGCCTTTCTGACCTTAGAACGGAACTCGTAAATATTCATATGCGGAGAATCGTCAATCCATAGCGGAACATTACGGTTGCTGTTAAGGGATGATTCTATTTTATGCCAATCTATATTCCTCCCTTGCTTGATATCATAGGTATCAGCCCCGGTTTCTGTCGATAGATACCGTTCCCCTAATTGTATGTCTGTCATTTCTAGGCTGAATAGTAATGCGGGATGCTCCATTTGTGCAGCCACCTTCGCAAATTGTATTCCTAAAGCACTCTTCCCCATTGAAGGTCTTGAAGCTATGATTATCAGATCTCCCGGCTGCCATCCCAAAGTAATTCTGTCTAATTCAGTGATACCGGAAGGAATCCCGACAAGCCTTGCTTCGCTTTTCTCCCTTTTTGCTATCAGGTCTGCGATCGTATTTAAAAGAAATCCTATGCTTTTCGCTTCTTTACTGTCTGTCATCCCTCCTAAATCGTACAGCTCTTTTTCTGCATATTCTATCAGATCTTTAACATCTAAGTATGGATCAAAGCCACGTTTTTCAAGCTCGGAGCCTATCCGTATCATTTCACGCTGTATGTATTTTTGCTTTACTATCAGACAATGCTCCCGGATATTCGCCGAACTTATAATTTTAGACGTTAATTTATTCAGGTACATTAATCCACCTATCGCATCTAGCGTTCCGCAATCCCTGAGATATGTGTAAAGAGTTATTGAATCAACCGTGTTTTTAGCTTTATACAATACTTCCACAGCTTCAAATATTGATTTGTGCCTTTCCATATAAAACATCTTCCCCGAAAGTATTTGAAACACTTCATCAAGACAGGCTGAATCCAGTATCATAGCTCCCAACACCGCTTCTTCAATTTCAATAGCATGAGGTGGAACTTTCCCCAAACTATCGCTTGTATCTGTTCTTTTCATCGTTCAGCTCTGTTAAGTTTATATTTGATCCGTTTGGCTTAGCATTATTCTTTTCCCATGTCCTTACGACAGCCTGCCAATCAACTATCGCTGTTTTCTGCTTACCGTAAACCCATCCTCTAGCACTATAATAATCAACAAAGTATCTAGCATCTATATTATTCTTCCTCATTTTACAATATATATCTACTATCTTGTAACTAGGTGGTATTATTCTTCTATATTCTTGTATTCTTATATTATTATTATTTTCATTTTCTAAAGGTAGCATTTTGGTAGCCCCGTTGGTAGCATTTTGGTAGGGGTCTTGGTAGCATTTTGGTAGCTCTGTTGGTAGCATTTTGGTATAACGATTTGTGACATTTTCTGACTGTTTTTCCCTGTGCATTTTCCGTTTCATTAACACTCCCTCAAGCTTTTCGTTATAATATCTTCCTTCGCTATCCTGAACAAACTTCATCTTTAGCTCCGGGGAGAAATTACCTATCAGCTTCTTTATGACATCATCTGTAAGATGCCCTTTCTGATGCTGGTAACATAGCAGCGTAATATACTTCCCAATATCCTGCCATTTCAGATCGGCACAGCCTATTATAAAATCCTGACTGTATAATGGGAATGCTGGTTCTTTTATCTTAGTTGTTCCCATAGCTAAAATAGTTTGCCCTGTTCATAATTGGGAATCAACTGATATTCAAACAGCCCTATTCCAGGATTGCCCCTTCGTCTTTTATTAATGGTATGATTCCCGAACCTGTCCTTTCGCAGATGCCTTAATTGCGCAGATATCGAAGCCGGCGGGTCTAAGGTAGCCTCTGCAATTTCTTGTAATGTGCGCCATCGTTGATCTTTCATTAAGCGGAACACTCGATCAATCTGATTATTCAATCTTTTGTGATCTAGTTCCGGGAGGTAATCACTCCCGTTGAAATGCGGTTCAAATTGTTTTTCCATTTTCTAAAATTATTAGTCGCTTCAAAGGTATGATATACATTGATATTCAGAAATATAGTTTTTAACAACTATTATCTTTCAGTAAGTTTTGGAATACTAGCATCTTCCAATAATCCTTTCCTTACTGCGGTTTTTGCAATCTTATTGAAATTAGCATAATTGCCATTGCTGAGCTGCTTCCTTATCTCTAGTTCATTATGTATGTAATCTGTGTCCTGTTCTCCCGCAATCTTCCATCCTAATACTTTCAGATTTTTACTATTTGCTTCCTGATCTTTTATGCGGTGTGCAATTATAGTCATCCCTTTTCCGTCAGCTATTTCCCTCACTCTAGGCATTCGTAATTTTACTGAAGATCCACTTATTGGAGTGTCTCTTTCTATTTTCTTTTCATAGCTCAATCCATTTGCCCGGTAAGCTATTTGTGATTCTGATAAAAACTGATCCGTTCCGGCAAGTTCTTTTTCAAGAACTTCCAAAATCAAATATTCAAGTGCAATTACTGATTTCATATTTTTCTATTTTATAATATTTGTTAATAAGAGGAGCAGCCTTTTAAAGCTTACTGTAAGCATAGCTGAATTTAATTTATCCACTACAATATCCGAACCTAATTCCTCCTTGAATGAATCTATTAATTTGATCCTATTTGCTAGATCGTTAGACAATTTGTGAGTATCTGATAAAAAGGTATCAAACTCAAGCATCTTTTCTTTTTTCTTGATATCCTCTTTTTTGTCCTTCCCAATCGGTTTCCATTTTTCCTCTAAAAATTTAGCCCCGATTCCCCGACTAGGAGTTTCGTCCTTTTTTATCTGCTTAACTATTTTCCTTTGTTTCTCTTTGGATATTTTTTCATTGGCTTTAGATAATTCCTTTGAAAATTCTTTTAGATGTCTTACCGAAGGAAGGGTTTTTGCAGCTTCCTCATCTAATTCTCCTGAACTTATTTGTTCCAATGCTTTCAATGAATCCTGTATCATCCATTGTTTCCATCCGGTTCCTAAAAACTTCAGTATCGTCGTCTGGCCGACACCTGAACCTTTAGTTGTTTCAAATGATCTTTGAGTTTCAAATAGACCTCTAATAGATTTATTAGAGGTTGCTTCCTCCCACGTCTCACACTTTGCCAACTCGGAGTTAAGGAAGTCCCTGATTGCTTTTACAGTTTCAAGTACAACTGCCGGGGATGATTGCCATTGTTCCATGTTCTCATTTGCCATTATCTGAATCATAGTGGCGTTATCTAAATCTTTTACCGGAATATCAATTTCATCATCGGGATTAAATATTGCCCTTAGAACGGCAAGTCTATGATGTCCATAGGCAATTTGATATTTGCCGTCTTGTTTCCTTGCAAGTATATTGTCCCAAAATCCGGTTTGAATGATTGAAGCTTTCAAGCTCTCAATCTTTTCTAAATCCATAGGGTAATTATTCAAATCCCTGTATGGATTAGGTTCTAAATCTTTAATTTTTATTTTCATTTTTCTATAATTTTAATTTCCCCTTTATTTTTGATCCCAACTGCCAAATAATGGTTTGCCCCATGCGGGTTTTCTTACCGGGAAGTAACTCATTGTGTCCATTAACCTGAACTCATATCCCATATGCCAAAGGTTATTGTCAAGGCAATACCGGAAAGCCCTCAGAGTACCGAGAAATTCCTCCCGGCAAAACTCCGCATATTTATTCTCCACAAAATTGATTGATACGTTGTGAAGATCATCTGTTTCAACGGCTATGAATACGAACATCGGAAATTGAAAGGCTGTATTCTTATATGCCTCTAAATAAGATCCGACTTGTATGTAATACTCCCAGCTCCAAACAGACTTACTGAATTCCTCCGGGTCTGCATCCTTTGTCACTTTTAAATCAACTATACACATCTGCCTATCTATCTGGCAATCCCAATCAATAGCTGCGGTGCAGGGTAGTTTAGTTTCCCTGTCAGTCCAAAACAACCGGGGATGCCTGCGCCTCATATTAAGATACGGTCTAGCTTCGGGGTAATTCCTTAGTGCATTAACGCATTCGTGAGCCGTAGCTAATAATTCTGTCGTTATCATAGTTTTATGTTCAGCCCTTGCTCTGTTCAGCATAGCTTCCCATTCAGCTTTAGCATCGTTACTGCGCTTTGCGAAATTAGTGTATGGAAGGAAGGTCTTGTTAAATTCATCCTCTCCGTCAATCAAAATGCAATCAACAGCCCTCCCTAGTATCATAGCATCTGTTTCAATAAATGGCTTTTCAAAGCTGTGAACATAGTGTCTGGGTGACTTGCGAAATTCCTTTAATCGGGAATAGCTTACGGGGCTTTTCTTGAGAAACTCCTCATTTATCGTTATTTCCATTCCCTTTAAGTTTTAAGATTATTGACTTGTAAAATTCTATCGTGTTAGTTCCTGATTCCTCAGCTTCAAGGATCATACGGGTTATTTC